AAGAAAAAACCATCGGTCACACCCACTTCATCTATTGCGCGGACAAGCCACTGTTTCAGGTTTGTGCCGGCGTTCCGTTCAAGGACGCATTGACGCAGGCATCAGATCTGCTGTGCCTGGCCAAATCACTGGCAGAAGACGCCGCTTTCGCGAAGGAAACAGACCGATATGCCTGGGGCGCACACTTCCTGACGGTGTTCGCAAAAGCGGTGGTCGATGATGTCCTCAAAGCCATGTCACCACGCCCCGGCCCAGCGACTCTGAAAGCCGCAAAATAGCAAGCGGAGCCTCTGCGCTTGAGTGCTTCGACGGTGGTTGGGCGTGCTTTGGCGCCCTCCCCCAAGCATCAAAAAGCCCGACGCAGGGCCGGGCTTCCTTTGGGCTTTCCATTTCTATCCAATTAATCACAAAAGTTATGGGTCGCTCGAACTGAACAAGTATCACGGCTTGTGGATAAGCGCCTGTGATATGCGCTGTATGTATCCACGATCCGCTTCAGACATCGCTCTATACCATGTAAGAAGATTCCGCTCTTCTTGCGTTAACTCGGACATTTCGCACTTTGGTTTATCCGTGCGTATGTTCTCTTTTTTGTCTTGATCCAAATGCCCACTACTCCATTAAGTGCATTGAGGGGCAACGTTACTCATGAGTGTGGAAAATCAAAACTGAAATCCGTCGTAACGAATGTTTTAAATCTCGACGAGTTATTTCTTGGCAGCAGAAAGGTGGGTGACTTCGGCCATAGCGCCGACAATTCGATGCACAGCTTTTTGGTCATGTTCAGACAGCGTTCGAAGCTGTTGAATGAGTTGGTTTTCAGCAGCATCCAGCTCGTTGGCAGCTGGCGATAGACGTACACCGGTCAAAACGTAAAGGACGTCCACACCGGCTCTGGCCACGGCGGTGAGGTAGGCAGAATCAGGATTACGCTCGCCCTTTTCATAGCTGCCCTGTGTGTTGCGAGTGATGCCGCCCTGCTGTGCAAAGGCATCTTGGTTAAGGCCCAGGCGCGTCCTTTCCTCGCGCAAGCGCTCACCTACTCCAACGTCCAAGTCTTCCTGAGATGCACAACTTTTCAAGCTTTCACCCTTTACAGGCCCAACTATTTGGGCATAATGAAATCAAACCAACACGAATGCACACGAATGGACACTATGCCCGCCCCACTCACAACCGAGCAAGCCCGAGCGGAACTTGATCGAAAAGGCATTAGCCTCGCCGAGTTTTGTCGCCGTAATGACCTCAATAGCAACTTGGTCAGTGATTTGCTCAACGGCCGCAAGAAAGGACTTCGCGGCAAAGCCCATAACGCTGCGGTGTTGCTGGGTATCAAGGTCGGCACTGTTAGCGCCGGAGACTGAGATTCAAATCGTTCACTCAACGCAAGGATGCCGCCAATGAGCACTTACAAACTTGTTTGCCCCCATTGCCATAACCGCATGCGAATACGCACCAGCGAAGGCACTCATATTTTTCTGCGTGTCGCTTATCTGCAATGCCTCAACGAAGCCTGCGGCTGGTCTGTCCGGGCTGAGTTTGAGATGACGCATGAGATGAGCCCCAGCGGTATGGCAAACCCTGCAGTGCAACTTCCTCTGGCGTGTGTGGCGCTGCGTCGAGCGGCCATGCAGCCCGATGACAATCAGATGTCGTTGATTCCGCCTCAGGCAATGGAGGTCGCACGATGAACACCATCCATTTCGCCCCTGACTATCGCACCTGCATGCAGGACGCAGCTCACGCCTACCTGTTGCGGCATCGAGCTGAGTACCTCGTCGACTCAGATCGCTTGTTCAGCAGCGCCGAACACCATTTGATCGTAGCCCTTGAGGTTCCGGCCAACCTCGCAGAAAAGCTGGTGTACCTGGCGTGGAATGACTTGCTGCAGGCCGAACGCGCGCCTGGCCAGGTCACCGACACGCTTTAACCCTTCTCATTTCAGTACCACGCATCCCTGATCCACAGGGTGATGGGAATGCTTTGCCTAAAAATCGAGGATTTCATGGAAGATTCCATCTGCATCAACCTGACACTGAGCCGTATCGAAGCGTGCAAGCTTCTGGATGACATTCGCGATCTGTATGCCGCACTTCATCAAAAGCACTGGGATGAAGAGCGATTCAGCCTCATTCCCATCGAACACAGGCTTAACGCAATGCTGGCAGCCATTCCGTCGTTGAAAGTTAAGCAGCAGTTGATCACTGCGCTCTCTGAAGAAATCTGGAAAAGGCATTCTTGGTGAGTGCCTTTCCCAGCACTTTGCACGCCGATGTATTGCAGCGCCTCGCAGATGACTATGGACTCAAGCGCCGCTTGAGCACCGATTACCTGCGAGGCGGCAAATGCCCCGCGTGTGGAAAGAAAGAGCTCTACACGCGGTATGCCGAGCCTTGGTTGCTCATCTGCGGACGAGAAAGCAAATGCGCGCAGCAGTGGCACCTCAAAGATATCTACGAAGATTTGTTCGACGACTGGAGCAAGCGCGCGCCCTCCTCTGAGCAATTTCCCTTGGCGACCGCTCGGGCTTACCTTGAGTTTGCTCGGGGTTTTCGCTTTGAGCTCATTCAAGGCTGGTTCTGTCAGGAAACGTATTTCTCTGAAGCGTTGAACGCCGGCAGCGCGACTGTTCGCTTCGCGCTCGAAAAAGGAGGGTACTGGGAACGCCTGATCGACCGGCCACACCGGTTCGGCAAGATGAAGGCGCGCTTCAAATCTGGCGAAAGCCCGCGTGGTTGCTGGTGGTGTCCGCCCTGCATTGAACTGCTGGACGTCGCAGAGCTGTGGATTGTCGAGGGCATTTTCGACGCGATCGCTCTGGTGCATAACGGCATCGCGGCAGTGTCCGCGATGTCGTCCAACCTTTTCCCTGAGGACTCATTGAAGTTGCTGGTTCGCCAGCGCGGCGGCAAGTTGCCCAAGCTGGTGTGGGCACTGGACAACGAACCGGGCGCGCACAAGTACACCAAGCGCTGGGTGCGCCAGGCTCGCGCCCTGGGTTACGAATGCGAGGCCGCGCAGATCCCGCAGACGGACAACCGCAAGGTCGACTGGAACGATCTGCATCAGCGCTGGGCTTTCATCGATGACGAAAACCAGCGCGCCGAGCAGATCAAAAAAGACGTAGCCACCGCCCGCTATCACGGCGCCTTACTGATCGCGGAAAGCGCTTCAGAGAAAGGCGTTTTGATGTACGACTGGCGCGAGCGCCATGAATTTCACTTCGGCTTCGACAGCCGTTTGTACTGGTTCAAGATGGACCTGGAGAGGTTCAGCCGGGCGATGCATGCGCTGGAATCTTCCGACCTTCACGAGGACCAGCTTCTGAGCGAAGGCCAGCGCCGGCAAAAAGCCCTGCGGCAATGTGGTGGTGTCGTAGAGATCGCCAACTGTTACCCGCAGGCCCTGTATTTTCAACGCAACGAAGTCACCGATGAATCCTGGTATTACTTTCGCGTCGACTTTCCCCACGACAGTGGCAGTGTGAAAAACACTTTCACCGGTGGCCAGGTCGCCGCCGCCAGTGAGTTCAAAAAACGGTTGTTGGGGATGGCTGCCGGCGCGGTTTTTACCGGTAGCAGCAAGCAGCTCGACAAGATCATGAAGGATCAGCTGTTCGGCTTGAAGACCGTTGAGACGGTGGATTTCATCGGTTACAGCAAGCAGCACAGTTGCTACGTGTTCGGCGATCTCGCAGTACGGGGCGGCATCGTCAGCTTGGTGAACAAGGAAGACTTTTTCGAGTTCGGCAAGCTGCGACTCAAGACACTCCAGAAGTCGATCACCATACACATTCAGCGCGACGGGAAGCAGTACCGCACTGACTGGCTGCCGATGTTGTGGTTGTGTTTTGGTGCCAAGGGAATTGTCGCTCTCGCCTTCTGGTTTGGCTCGCTCTTCGCCGAGCAGATTCGAGCGAAGTACAAGTCTTTTCCTTTCCTTGAAGTCACCGGTGAGGCCGGCGCCGGCAAGACCACGTTACTGACTTTTTTGTGGAAGTTGCTCGGCCGCGAGCATGAGGGTTTTGATCCTTCAAAATCGACCCGGGCCGGACGTCAGCGGGCGATGGGGCAAGTTTCCAATATGCCGGTGGTGCTGATCGAGGGCGATCGGAATGAACCAGACAAAGCCCACGCCAAAGGTTTCGACTGGGACGAGCTGAAGGACTATTACGGCGGCGGCACGCTCGGTACCAAAGGCATGAAAACCAGCGGGAACGAGACTTACGAGCCACCGTTCCGTGGGGCGATTGCGATCAGTCAGAACGCCGATGTCAGCGCTTCCGAAGCCATCCTTACGCGGATCATCAAATCGCACTTTGCGCGGCCGGAGGTAACGACTGAGAGTCGCGCGGCCGCTGACAACCTGAACCTGATTCCAGTTGAACAGTTGAGCCACTTTTTGCTGCTCACCGTGCGCGCTGAGACACAGGTGATGACCCGGTTCGCCGAGCGCGTGCTTATTCATGAACGGCAGTTACGCGAACTCAAAGACATTCGCGTTGAACGGATTATCAAGAACCACAGCCAATTGATGGCTCTGGTGGATTGCCTGTGCCTGGTGTGCCCGCTCGATGAAAACCATGTCGCCACGACACAGCAGGCGTTAATGACCATGGCCCTTGAACGGCAGTCCGCGATCAGCGCAGACCATCCGCTCGTTGCCGAGTTTTGGGAGGTTTACGAATACCTCGAAAGTATCGGCGAAGGCCCGCAGGTCAATCACAGCACCGACCCGAAACTGATCGCCATCAATCTCAACGAGTTCGCCGAGATGGCCAGCGTGCACCGGCAGAACCTGGGCGACCTCAAGACGTTGCGTGGACTGTTGGTGAACAGCCGCAGCCGCAAGTGGCTGGAAACCAATAAGGCGGTGTACAGCGCAGTTCGCGCTTCGCAAGCCGTAATCAACGGAGCGCCAAGACGGAGCTCTACTGTGCGCTGCTGGATTTTTAAGCAGGCGTAACGCGCTGCAATCAAAGGATCACTCGGCGCTGTAGTGCCGGGATGCGTAATGGAGAAACACCATGCAAGCACAAAAACCAAGCAGAAGCGGTATAGAGGCCTCCACAAATATTTTCACAGCCTGCGACGAGGTTTCTTTTGTCGCAGCACGTA